TTAACGATTCGGAAAGATCATCCGATTGTACAACTCGAATTATAAGTTCTCGTTCCTCTTTACATGTATCTTTTGTAGCAATTAGTGTTTGACGTAGTAACCTATATAAGTTATCAGGATACTCTACAAAACAACAATTATCATCTACTTTAATGCAATCGAAAGGTTGTTTCTTTAATTCTAATTGAATTAAGTGATTTCTTACAGTAGTATTAACTTCAGCTAATGCCGCGTACTTCTCAAATATTAAGTCTTTCGCTTCGTTTATATACGCATCAAGATCTGCTACACTAATTGTTTTAGAGTAATCAGAATTGATTCGATTTATTTTTTTACGAACCTCATACTGTAATGTTGTAGAAGCTATTGCCATTATTATTTATTTTCGAACTCATTGACTGCGTCTGTAGTTCTTCCAATAATATCTGAATTATCTTCATTCATGAAGTAGCTTTCTACTTCTTTTAAAGATCTACCAATTTTATTACCAAATAACAAGTAACCGTCTGCTTGTGTTTTACGTAGTACACCGGATTTCTTAGCACGAGCAATTAAATGCTTAATATTAAGATCCTCTGAACTAATGCTACACAATCCAATAAATAGATCGATTGTTTTAGTTTTACCATCTGCTCTAGTTTTATCAGCTTCAATAGCGTTAAATAATACTAGATCTAAATCTTCGGGATCTACATCTGGACCAACTATTAATTCCATCGACATAGCGATTTTAACCTTTTTATCGAATTTAAGAGCATCCAATAATTTAAACGCTTCTTTCTTCCGATTCATGTCACCTTTCTTCGCTGTATTAGAAGTAGTGTTATCCGTGATAACATACTTTGTACGGGAAGATAGAACGGAACCTTTTTCCCCAGATTGAAATTGATCGTTCCCTTGAAGTGCTAATAGTATAGCATAATCAATAGGATTAGATTTATCAAGAGTGGTTTCACCTTCTTTAGCTCTGACAAACAAATTAATGTGATTGAAGAAAGGATCGTTAATATCGAATAAATCTGCTTCATCAATGTATTGAGATACTTTAGGATGACCTTTAGGATACTTCAATTTACATTTAGCAGCGAGAGTATTTAATTCAGGACTATTAGTACTAAATCCTTCCATTACCCATCTTCGTTTAGAGAAACTCCAATATGGACGAAACATCTGACGTGAATTTGGGAATCGTTCACCATTATACGCACCAGCTTCCTGATCGCGCGTTGTTCCATCAGCTTCGGAAACTTTCTGAAACTGACGTGCTGTACTAAAGAATCGTTTACTATTCTTCTTTGGTTTAATTGTTACTATTTCTGACATCTTACTTCTTTATTATTAATGTTAACTAAAATTGAACTGCGGGTTTAAACCATGCTGTTAAAGTAACATCCTTAATACGGATACCAAAAGTATCAGCATAATACAGGATGTAAGAACGTTGAGGTCCACTGGATTTAAATCCACCTCTACCAGTATGTCCATTAATTGGACCTAATGGTGACCAAACACCGCACTCATAAGTATAAACCTCACTGTCGGATTTTTTCAGCATCTCAATATTACTATTAGTAATACCATTACCGATACCATAATCCAATACAATAAACTCATATGAACTTAAAGGTAAACCAGTTTCAGGGTGAGTTACACTTCCATTCAGATACATACTATCAAGTATGGGCCAGTGTTCTACTTTAATAGAACCAAATGGGAAGATGTTATACTCAGTGAAATACGTAGTTTGTACTTTACGTCCAGAGTAGTTTTTAGGATCATAGGATTTACCAGGACCCGTTACATCATTAAAGTGAGTTACAGTAGCTGTTTCAGCATACTTTTCAGTAATCCACTTATTCCATAGAGTTAAACCTCCCTGACCGGTATACAACGTAATATTACGTTCACCTGGAGATACCCTATCAAACCAAATAGACTGTAACCAATCTACGAACATATCGACACTACCTCCAGTAACTGGATAAGGAATAACGTTACCATCTTCCAAGAATTCCAACATACCAGGTCCGATACGCTTATGGTATCCAGATGTGTTATCGATAATGTTTTTATTTGCACTACGACCATAGTACAACATCAATTCCTTTTCCCATTTAACTTGAGCCATAAACTCAGCTTCAATGTAAGAGATAATTTGATCAGGATAATCCTTCATTGGATAACCTTTAGAATCACATGCTTGTACCCGAAGGTTAAGATCATGAGCTTTGTTAGTTACCTCAACTTGTTTACCATAATCGGTCAAATCAGATTGGAATTCGATATACGACATTCCACTAAACTGCATAGAACCATATCCACGAGAAGCTTCACCATAAGCTGCGCCGATTTTAATCCAGCGAAGATTCGGTTCCAACAATTCAGGTGGAAAGTATGCAGTTTCATCTCGATCTACAAGAACAACATTGTAAATGAATCCTGTACCATCAGAAATAGGTAAACCTTGTACAATTACTTGTACCTCTTTAGCTACGTCTGGAGCGAGAATATCACCTTCTACAAACCATTCTACATCGAGCTTAATAGGAAATTCAGATGTTTGCACACCTGGAGTTGCTACACCGGGATTCAAATTCTCCAATTGGATAGCTTGAACTTCACCGGTTCCTTTTAGTTTCCATTTTACCCATTCAGAATCGATCACACGTTCGCGACCGCTTCCTTTTAGATAATCTTGGATAGGAGTACGTTTACCAGATAACGATGGAATGGACGTTGATACGTACTGCATCACCGGATCGGTAAGATCAACCCACGGTTTTGCGTGGGGATGGGTTACAAGGAGTACGTTTTCATCGGCGTAATTCGCCCAATATTTATCAACTTTCGTAGACTCCTCATAAATTCTAAATTTACTTACATTAGGTCTCATGAATTATTTTTATTAGAGTTATGAGATTATTCTTGAATCCAAGCGTTTCTACCACTTGGTTTCCTATTGCCACCAGGTTTTTTACCTTGAGCACGATTATTTAATATATTAATGAAATCATCTTCAGCTTCAAGTTTACCTTTAGCTTTAAATCTAGAAACATCAAAACCATCTAACAGAAGTTTAGCAAGTATTAATTGCTTCTCTGGATCATTTTGAAGTTCATATTGTAGTGCTTGAATTTTAGTTACTTTGGTACGTTGTAATTGACCACGTTCATTTTCAAACTGAATGATTTCTGTAGGTTCAAATAATGCACGTTGTAATTCTTGTTGTGCATTTCGATCTAATTCAAGATCACCAAGTTTACCGCGAGATATAAGTTCGTTAGTTCGATTGCGATACTCTTCCACTTGGCGAGCTTGAAGTTGTTCCTCTTGTTGACGACGAATTTTATCTTGCTCAACTAGAGCTTTATCTTTTTGAGTAAAATAATTTTGCGCCTCAATTGCTTTGTTATAAAGTTTATTGGTATCTTTATATGTTTCCAATAACTCCTTAATATCATCTTCAGGTAATCCCTTTTCCTGTAAATACGCATTTACTACTATTTCCCTGTTGGATTCATAGTTTTCAACTCCATCGTCTACTGGAATTGTAGCAACACGTTTTGCATAAGATATATCTTGAAGTAATGAAGGATCTCCACCTTCTAAAATAAATTGAACATATTCTGCAGTTTCTCCTAATTGAGATAAATACTGTTCTCGTATTGTTTCAACATCTTTAGAAAGATACTCAGTATGAAGCTGCTCCATAGTTTCATATGTAGCATCTTTTGGAATTTCAATTTCGGAAGGAAAATGTCCTTTCGATTGAAGATTCTTAAACCAAACTCCTACATCCGAAAAATCCTCATAATCGGGTTGATCGGGATAATCGGGTTGATCTGGTTCATCATCTGGTTCATCTGTTGGTTCTACTGGTTCTACTGGTTCAGGTAAATCTGTATCATCGACAAAATCATTTTGATCTGCCATATAATTGTTACCAGCTGCAGCATTAAAATCTACTACAGTTTCGAATACAGAATTTTCTCCGGGTGTAATTTCACCCACTAATTTTGAATTGTTTTCCATCTTCTAATGATTAAAGTATTAATTTCATAAATAAATTCCTTATTGTCAACATTTTATCCAATTAAATAATGTTCCTAATATAGCGCATTACTTTTTGGATGTTGGTTTTCTTGCTTGTATTTTTTTAACTTCGATTTCTTTTTCTTTTAATTGTTTTTCAATACTCATCCGTTCTCGTTCGAGTTTTAATTTCTTTTCTTCTAAATCTTGTTTCATTTTTTCTAATTCAAGTTTATTCTTATTATCTAGTTCTGCTTTCTGAATTCCATCATTAACTTTATTCATATCAATATCATATTGATTAGCAAATTGCATTGATTGAATTGTAGCGAGATCCAGTTTATTACGTAGTTCATTACTTTGTTTAAGAAGTTCAAACTCTTGTTCCATCTGTAACATTTGAGCTTGCATCCTCATTTGTTCTTCTATTTGTTGTTGTTGAGCTTGTTGTTGAGCTTCCATCTGTTGTTGCTGACGTTCTTCAGCTTGTTCAGATATATTCAGTACATCACCATAGTTTTTACTCCATTGTAATTTAATGAGTTCTGGGAACGATATCAAACCATTTTGAATCATACTCTGAGCCTGTTGTTTAACTATTTGAATATTCTCAAAATCTTCACTAGAATTACTAACAAATACTCCTATTTCGGATCTCCATAATAATTCAGGATCAAGATCTAATTCCGCTACAGATAAATCATCAAGAATATATGATTTCTTAAATTCATTATTCTTATACGCGTATCTACATGTATTTAATAACGCATTTAGTACTCTCTCCACTACTTTATTGTGTAGCGCATAAAAATCTTCAGTTTGATGTGTAGACTGAATAATACTTTGTTGATTATTAGTTACAGCTTGATATGGAGAAGAATCTCCTAAACGTGAAGGATTGTAACTCATAGCAGTACTAACTTGATTCCTCAACCATTCTAGATATTGTAATCTAGAACTTAAATCCGCAATAGTGCTTAAATCTAATTGTCGAATCGCTTGAAGATCATTAACATTAATTCCCTCTGCCATGGAATTTACTACAGCTAATTTACTGTATTTCATCATCATTAAGAACCTATCCCAAGTCCATCCTTCTGGTAAAGAGTTAAATGTAGTTAATAATACTTTACCTAAATCCGTAGCTTCGATCTCATGTAATCGAGCCATCTGTACATTAAACTTATATTGCCATGGTTTACCTAAGTCTATGGGAGATGCGTTTTTAGCATTACTCATTAAACGAGATGCTTGAGTACCATAATAAGATAATTTAACTCCCCATGGATTACTTAAACTTTTATATTGATTAGGTACTGGACGTTTGTTCATATAAATAGCATCTATAGTACCATATTTAGTTACTTCCCATACTTCAGGTACCCATGCTGTTTTTTCTTCTATATCTCCTTTTAATGGATTAAATGTATAAGATTCATCTACCCAAAAAGAATCAATCTTACCTTTCTCATCCATTCTACGGATGTTCTTAAGTTTACGTAAGGATTTAAAGTTAAAATGAACTTTACGTATATCACTTTTAGCTACATATTGAGAACCATATTTAGAATGGAGATCTTTAGAGAATTCTTGTCCCTCTCTATTACGAATATCGATTCCATCCATCATTCCAGGATTGCGATCAATTACACTAACTAATTTAGATTCCATTTGACTACGAAAATTCTCACTAGAATTATTTCCTTCGTATATAGCCTCTAATTTTTTTAATTGAGATTCAGTTAACTGATCTCCAACTTCATCAAAGAATTGAGAGAATTTAATTATTTCCTCATATTTACACCATTCGCCTTCTTCATAAAATTGAACATTAGGTGCACCACTCCAAGTAAATCCAAGAGGGTTACATATTTTTAATGTGGGTTCATTATGTCTCTCACCTATATGATATATTTCTTCACCAGCAATAACTAAATGTTTAAAGTTCTCATCAGTAATGTATTTGATATCTAATTCCTTCATTAGATAATCCATCAACCTTTGTGCTTGACGTTCTGATGGAGCTTTATAATCTTTACGCATATACTCTTGAATCTCTTTAGGAGTCATTTGTTGAGTACGTTGATTAATATCAGACTGCATTTGTTGCTGTTGTTCCGGTTGAAGTGAGTATATATCAGTGATACCCATTTCCTGGAGATACGCTTGAGTTAATTCTTCTTGAATCGGAAGAATTATGGTCTCATGTAAATAACCTTGAAGTAACTCTAAATGCTTACGTTTACGATCATTAAGTGCATAACCTGATGTATCTATAACTACGGGT